GTAGATTTCAGACTCGTTGGTACCCGTACCGAGATTGTTCGGAATGGTGGTGGTGTGCTTGATCGGGTACCCCTTCAACTGGCCTTGCGCAAGTTCCGGATAAACCTTGTTACCGTTGCCGTCGCGCAGACCGAACAGCTTCATGTAGCTACGCGGAGACAGGGCCCAACCGGGCTGAATCAGCAGACTGTCACTATTCATCAGCTGCAGAATCAGGTTGTCCAGGTAAGCATCGATCGTTGCCAGGTCCGCATCGCCAGCCCATGCAACCGTGCGGCCCGCTTCAGTAGCGGTGGCCTTGAAGCCTTTCGGGGTGTTGCTGGTGCCATCGTCCCGCAAGAACGCCTTGTCCTCACGAACCGCCATGGCGTTGATCATGTCGTTCAGGACAATCTGCTCAATGCGGAATCCGGCCCGGCCGATCAGCTGGTTGGACATCGGCACCAGCGTGATCATGGTCTTCGCAGACAGGTTCACATCGTCGGTGCTGCCTTCGCTGGCCAGGACATCATTGCCCTCACCCACGTAGCCGGCAGTGGCACCGGAACTCATGCGAGGCATGGACAGGTTGCCGTTGGGCAGCGGGACGTTACGGGCGCCCAGCTGGCGCACCACGGTGCGGGGCCGCAACAGCTCGATAACCTCATCGTGCATGTTGTCCGGTACCAGAGCACCACCAGAGCCAGAGCCGGTTTCCATGGCCATGGCTACGTCCATATCACCGATCTCAGTGCGGGCGAACTTCACCGCATCCTGCAGATTTCCACCACCAGCCGCGATGGACATCACCATACGGGCGGCACTGGCACCCGGGTACTGCTTCAGCTCCGGTTTGGTGTGGATCGCCGGAGCGCGACCACCAGCACTCGGAGTAACCGGCTGCGCAGAGGCGGCCTGCATACGCTCCACCTCTTCCGCTCGGTTCATCTTCTGGCTGATCTGGTCAAATTCCGCTTTCAGCGCATCAAACTCAGTCAGCTGCTCCGCTGTCAGTTCGCCGGATTCCTGCTCTACCGCCGCCAGGGCCTGAACCTTCTGGTTCACCTCAGCGCGCTTGCGGCGGAGTTCTTCGATCATGGGCATAGGCATATCGCTTTCCTCATTTTTCCAGGTACAAAAAAGGCGGCCATCTGGCCGCCTGGTTAGCTGCTCCGCCGCGTGGCTAGAGCTGGCATTGGGTATTAAGGGCGTGGGCTTGTGCCGATATCCGGCGACCACTGCCCTGCCCGGCTTGTCGGTAACTTGCCGCGATGGCATTCACCGCATCTTGCGCAGGCGCAATCTCGTCAATCAGTTTCAGGCTGAGCGCTTCCCTGGCAGAGAAAACCCGGGCCTCTGTCGCAATCACCGCCTCCACATCCAGGCCGCGATACTCCGCAACAGAACTGGTGAACATTTCATAGGCCGCATCCAACCGCTTGCCGATTTCCTGAGCGGCCTGATCGGTGATGGGTTCATGGGGAGAGGCATCGTTCTTGTGCCCACCCCGGTAGAAAGTATTGAACTTGATGCCGGCCGCTTCCTCTGCCCGGCTTACATCGTAGGTTTCAATGATCACACCGATAGAACCCACCATGGCCGTGGGGCTGGCGACGATCTTTGAACAGGCCGCCGCCAGGAAGTACCCGGCAGAACACGCAGCGAAGTTGATCAGTGCTGTAATGGGCTTTTCGGCAGAGACCATGCGGATATAATCCGCGGCCTCTTTGCAGCCCAGAGCAGAGCCACCCCCGGTGTGGAAATCCAACACAATCTCTGCGACCTGACCATTCCGGCGGGCCGCTTCAATCTGGCCCCGCAACAATTCATAAGAAACCAGCTCTTCGCAGCTTTCCGTGATCTCACCCCGGCGCGGTACCAAAATGCCGTGCACCGGAATCACCGCCATCTGGGTGGCAGTTTGCTCTGGCTGTGCCGTTCGCTGCTCATCGTCAACCAACGCCATCGGCGCCAGGCGATCAACAGATTCAATGTCCTTACCGAGCAAACGAGGCTCCAGAACAGACTTCACAGCCGTTACCAGGGCAGGCGTGGCAAACAGCGGAACGCCAAACACCATCGACGCAACATGCGGATAATTGATCAGACGCGGCATAGGATGTCCTCAATCTCTTTCATTTGGTCAGGAGTGGCATTCAGCGCCTTGGCAGAATTGCCAGGCTCAGCCATGTTCAGCGGAGCAAGATAACGATCACCGCCGGAGATCGGCGGCATGTTCTCAAGCCGGCGCACATCGTTGGCGGAAAGCCAGCCCCAGTTCCGGCCGATTGCGTAGGCTTCATAGCGGGACTTCTGATCACCGCGAAGCAACCCGCTTACGTTGAATTCGATATAGAGATCAGAGCGCTCAGAAGGCAGCAGAAGATCCCGCATCATTGCGCCCTCATGGCGCTTGATCCACGGCAGCAGCGTGTAGATCACAAACTGAAGGCCCATGTGTTCGATGTTGTTGAAGGTGGCCCGGTCCATCATCTGGATCATGTGCGGCGGCACCTTATACAGCTGGCACACGGTCACTGATGAATGCTTACGGCTTTCCAGCAGCTGGGCCTTTTCGTTGTCCATCGCCAGCTGCTTATAGGTCATACCCTCCTGGAGCATGGCCACGCTGAACATGTTCCGAATGCCGCTATGGCGTTCCGCGAACTTGGCAAGAAATCGATCCAGCTTAGCCTGATCAGAAATCGGTGCAGCCTCCCGAGGCCGCTCAATCACACCAGACATGGTGGTACCACGGGAGAACACCGCCGATGCATGTTCTTCTGTAGCGATTGCCAGGCCGATGGCGTCTGCGTTGGTCTCAATAGGCGAAACGCCAACGTAGCCATCCAGGGAAAAGCCCTTGATGTGATGCACCATGCGCGAGGGCAGAATCTCGTTCTGATCAATCAGATGGTAATAAGGCATACCATCGTTTCCCTTCAGAACCCGCACCTTAGTGTTGCTGATCGGGATCAGCTCACGCACGTAGCCCGCGCCGTCCCTGTCAATCAAAGCGATATGATTGCCATCCAGCCCAAGTGCGCCCTGGGCCTGTTCGTAATACTCGAAAGCCGTGTCTTTGCGGTTCGGCTGAGAGTGGATCACGTCGTACAGCGGGTGATCGGTGGCCCGCTCCCGGTTGCCATCCCCAGTGCGGCGGTATAGCTCGCACGGCAGCTGCGCGACCGATTCAGCCAGCAGCGTTACACAGCCCCGCAGAGCGGTAAGCGCCAGCGCAGTATCCTTGTTAACCATGGCGCCAGAGGCACTGCGGGAAGACATGGAGCTAACCCAGTTACTCCAATCACCACCGGAGTTCCGGCTACCGGCAGAGCTGGACTGAAAAAAGCTGGAGAGAAACATCAGCTATCACCCCTCGCCCGATGGCTGGCCTGGAAGTCCCGCACGGCCATAGCCCGGGCACTCATGAAGGACCAGGCCAGGCACAGCAACCCGCCCACAATGTATCCAGCCGGCGGGAACACAAGCCAGGCCCCAAAGGCCACCAGTAGCGCGCCAGCCAGCCCGATCAGGAAAGTAATAATGGTCATCAGCATGTCACGTCCGAAGTGTCGTAAATGGATGGCTGCACCTGGTCGCCCTCAGAGCGAATGGCGCGCCCCAAGGCCATGATCAGCGCCACAACCCCGTCGATCTTGTTTTCAGGGAATTCCTTACGCGGGTAGATGTTGTCTTTGGCATCCAGGTGCGCCACCACGTTAGACATCATCCAGGTAAGCACCGGGTCACCGTTATGCCGGATTCGCTTTTCCAGCGTGAGCGCTTCCAGCGTCTTCATCGGTTCACTCATGTTCTGAACGGTCTGCCGGTATTCAATCATCGGCAAACCTTCTTCCAGCATCCGCGTAGCCAGATACGTGGCCTGCCAGGGGTCAAACCCAACGCTTTCGATATCCAGCAGGCTGGCCAGCTCCCGCAGGTCTTCCTCAATGAATGCGAAGTCGGTTGTTGCGCCTGGTGTCAGCGTTACCAATCCCTGCCGGGCCCAGCCTGCATAGTGCTGGTTGCGGCCATCCTCCGCCGCGTCCTCCGGGATGTAGTACTTGCCGAAAGTTGTGAAACCGCCGTCGTCGTCTTCCACCACAACCATCAGAGCCGCAATGTCGATCTTGCTGGCCAGATCCAGGCCTATCCACGCCTTGCGGCCGGCACAACCCTCCAGCGTGAGCGCCGGATTGCCGCAGCGCTCCCACGCCTGCAGATCCATCCAGGCGGTGTCTGCGTTCACCCAAACATTCAGATGCTTGGTGAGGAAGTTGTTTGTTGCGGCCGCCATGGTCATGGCCTTGCGGGCTTTGCGCTCGATGTCCTCCGGGTTAACCGACACACCCCAGTTCGGGTTGGCCTTCGCCCAGCTTGCCGGGTCTGTCCAGTCGTCGTCCTCGTCGATCGTGTAGATGATCCCGAAATAGCTCTCATCCTGAACCACGCCCTCCAGGATCTTGGTCACGTAGGCCCGCTGCTCATAGCAGATGCCGGCACGGTTAAAACCTGCCGTGGTAATCAACCAGAGCAACGGCTGTTTACGGGCGCCGGTACCGGTCTCGATAACGTCGAAGATCTCCCGGGTTTTGTGAGCATGCAGCTCATCGATCAGGCCACCGTGAACGTTCAGGCCGTCATGGTTGCCGCCCTGGTCACGGCTCAGCGATCTGAAAACGCTATTGGTCTGCTCCACGAAAACCGTGTGGGAACTGGTCGCCACACCAAACCGCGCCTTCAGGCCCGGGGTGCGATCCACCATCTGCTTGGCGTCCTTCCAGGTAATCTGCGCCTGGTCCCGAGTGGTGGCGGCGCTGTATACCTCAGCACCCGGCTCACCGTCTGCCGTCAGCAGGTACAGGCCAACGCCGGATGTCTCCGATGACTTGCCCTGCTTCCGGGGCATCTCGTTGTAAGCCGTCTTGAATCGGCGGTAGCCTTCCTGGTTGATCCAGCCGAACACCGTGGTCAACCGGAAGATCTGCCAGGGCGAAAGCTCCAGGCGCTTGCGCTCGCGGGCCCATTCACCCTTAACGTGCGGCAGCAGCTCGATGAACTGGCATACCCGGTTAGCCAAAGCCGGCTCAAACCAGTACGGGAACTCCGCCGTGCCTTCACGCTTCAGATCACTGAGCTGGCGCTGGCACGCCCGGTGCACCCACTTACAGGCCGGGATCTCGCCATCAAGCACCTGCCTGATGTACTCCATCGCAATGGCAACGTAGTCTCTGGCCATCAGATCCTCTCAAACCCGCCGAGATCCAACTGGCCCTGCGGCGGCGCTTTCACCTTGCTGGCACCGGCCGGCGTAAGGCCAAACTCGTTGGCGCTTTTCATCACCTGGTCCCAAAGCTTATTGCGAATCTGGAAGTACACCGACTGCACCGCGTAGTTCTGCGGCGTGTAGTCCACCATGTCCTCCAGCCGCTTCAGCTTTTTGGTGATCTCCTCAAACTTGCCAACCGAATCGCAGTGGGCGGCAAACGCCGCCTGGTCCAGCAGGGAGATCAGCCCGGCCTTTTCCAGTTGGGGCCCAACCTCAGACCAGTACTTCTTCGCCGAGCGCGGCAACCACTTCGGGCATTCCGGCAGGCCGATCGGCCGCTGCTCATTGGCACCGTGGCTGTCCCGGTCCTTTCGGAAGTTACCTTCCAGAACCTTCAGCTGTGCTGGCTTTGGTCTACGTCCTGCAGTCATAAAAAAAGGGGCACCCTTTCGGATACCCCCCCTACCTCAATTTTGCCATCAGAAAAAATCACG